TTTCGGCCCTCGACCTAGCGACCGCCGCGTCCAAGTCCTTCGTGTTCGCGTTGATGTTCGCGGTGGCCTCAGCACGGCTGATGTGGGCCATCGTCTTGTCGAACTCAGCCTCGACCTTGCGCATCCCAACGATGGCCTCGTCATGAAGCCCAATGTGGATTTCGCCAGATGCTACGCGTTCAGTCATTTGTTCGTCTTAGCGGAATTCCTCTAGGCTGGACTTGTCCTTCTTCCACTTGTCGCGTTCAGCCTTTTCCTCAGCTTCCTTCTGCGCCTTAATAGCTTCGCGATTAGCCTTGATCGACACGGCCTCCATCACCATGTAGTCGATCACGTCATCGTCGGGGCAAAATACGGGCCAAGGTCGTCCCGCTTCCTTATAGACCCTCCAAAGACGTGTCGAACTCTCCGAGGTTACGAAATCGACGGAACTTCTCGGACTTGGTCAAGCCAGCGATGTGTTCGCCCTCCGCGTCGAGGTCGCGCTGCCGTGTGGCGATGGCAACGATGAACTGCTTGTCCTCAATAGGAATGGCGCCGGGCTTCACGTCCTCATCGGTCAGAACCGGGTCTACGACGGAAGCGAGTACCAAGAGGTCCGTGAACTCGCGGTCCTGCGCGGCATTCTCGGTGAGTTCCTCCGGGGTCGGGACCTTCTTCTCATCGTCTAGCTGCGCCTTTGCGAGGCCGACGGCGGCGCTGAGGAGGTGGTTCGGTACCTGACCGGTCTCAATCATGCCCGCGAGGTCGGGGACGCGCAGCCCGACGCGAACGCCGGACGGCAGAAGCGGGTAGTGGATCGCGGCGGCTTTCCAGCCCGCAACGTCTGTAGCTTCTGTCTTTGTGGTGGTCTTTGCTGTTGCCATGTGCTTGTGCCTCCTAGGCTGTAGCGATTTCAGTACACCAAGGTTACTGTCCGTCTCGCCGCGCAGCGAGTGAACGCACCACGTTCCCAATCTCGCGGCGCGCACGCTTAGCAATACTCAGCGCGAGCCGCACCTTCTCGTCCGACAACTCATCAGTGTCGGTGACTTGGTCGAGCATGTGAACCTCGGTGAACAGCTTGTCGAGCGAATCGTGCAACTGATCCATACTTACAGCCTACGTCCCGCAACGACAGAGGCTCCCGGAGGAGCCTCGATCGGCGACTGTCAGCTAGGGGCTAGCGAGAAGTGCCGATGACGTAGTTCTGTCCGCCCGCGAGGTTAGTTGCTGCGAGGGCGGTAACTACGCCGGTTCCGTCGTTGCCGGTCTTGTTCTCGACGCTGGCGAGCAGCGCAACGGCGGGTGCGCTGGCGAGGACGGCTGTGCGAACCTGAGCGGCTGTCGAAGTTGCTGCCCCGACACCATCCGTGGCTACGTTCACCGTGATTGCGCTGCCCGTCACGGAAACGGAGAGCGCGGTGTTGTTGCCCGCCACGACGTAGCGAACCGTCACGGCGTTGCCCGCTGCGTAGTCCGGAGCGCCAGCCTTGGCCGTGTAGGTCAGGTCGTTGTTGGTGCCAGTCAGGTTGGTGCTGAGCGACGCCGTCGCTACGGTGCCGAACGCTCCCCAGTTGCCCGGGATGCGCGTCTTGACAATCTTGCTGTGCTCGCCCATGAGGTTAGTATGCCCCGAACTGGTTCTTCACCGTAGCGGTGATGACCGGAGACCCGGAACGCTGCGCCACCGCGCGGACGGACGAGATTACCGGGTCGCCGCCAGCGTTCGGCTCGACGGGGAACTCCTGATAGGCGATCGACGGGAGGTTGAAGGCGATCGAGTTGTTCGAACCCTTCTCGAAGGTGAACACCGCCGACGTGGTGAAGATGCTGCCGTCGATGGCCGTGCCTGCCGCGCCGCCGTAGTGGAACTTGTTGTACTCGTCGAGAGACTCGAAGATGAGATCGAAGCCAAGGCTGACCTCGCGCTGGCCCTCGTACACGTCGTACGGAGTGACCGCGTCGGTCTGCTGGCGCTGTAGGTTGTTCTCGATGGTTAGCTCGAACGAGCGGACGAGAGCGGTTGCGCCGCCGCCGAGCGTTACGACGCCGGCGGAGGGGCGGTCAGAGAACTTGTAGACCGGCCCGTTTTCGAGCGAGACGGCCGCGCCCGGAGCGGAGGTCAGTCGGGTCGGGAGGACTCCCTGAACCCCGGCGGTCGCGGTGAGTACGCCACCGGCCTCGGCGCTGATCGAGAGCGAGCCGACCTTGCAGTCTCGGTAGGACTCCCAAAGGGTGTCCGAGATGTTGCGCCAGCAGGAAATGTACGGCAGGGCTGCTGCCGGAGTGATCGTGTGGACGAAGTTCGGTGTGGACCCGGCGGTGGCAACCGACCCTAGGACCGACTGTAGCCAGAAGGCGATCGAGGCGTCACGAACGTAGAACTCCGGGGAGCCCTCGACGCCGGACGAGGAAACGTAGGAAACTCCTACGTCACGCGAAGAGTCGGTCTCGGAAAGCGCATCAGTCTCGCGAACGGGCCCGATGTTGCCGCCGGAGAAGGGCATCTTCCAGCCACCCGGGGTACCGGGAGTCGCCACCGGCGCTGCCGGGGTCGCTAGGGTTCCCTTAGCGGACTGCTTCTGCGCGAGAAGCCAAGCGGTGTTGCCTCGTAGACCAGCCATGTGTTACTCGTTCTCCCTCTCGTCGATCGCGCGCTTCTGAGCGTTCGCGACCTTGCGGTCAGTTGCATTGTCTGCTGCGACTGTCTCGGAGACGCCGCTTGCGGTCACGATTACGTCGCCCTGATCGAGTCCTGCGTCGATCGCGACCGGGTCCGAGACGCCCTCTACGCGCCGGTCGATTTCGGCGCGGACAGCGGCCGGATCGTTGGCGATCGAGTTCTCAGCCGCGAGAACGTCGTCCTCGGGCTTGGTCTGCGGGAAAGGATCGGACTGATCAGACAGTTCCTTGGCCTCGGGGTACTCGACCGCGAGCCACGGGTGGGCTTCGGCGTTCGCGACGACTACGGCGTCGTCGGTCTCGTACGGAAGCTTCTCAATCTCGGCGTTTGCGAGAGAGAAGCGGAGGTCGCCCTTCGGGGCGTCGTCAGAGAGTACGATCTTGGGCATGTACGCCATGTTACCGGGGAGCGTGCCTTTGCTAGCCAGAAGTCTCCACCAGCCCAGCGTTGTTGCCGAACGCGCGGATCGTCATGTGGAAACGGGTCTTATTGCCGGTCGGGTCGTTGGGGAACGTAACGCGGCGCGCATCGAAGAACCAAACCTCGTCAGTTCCCGGATCGGTCGCGTTCGAGAGTCGAATCGCGTTCTCTAGGCGCCGAGCGAACCCCGTGATTCGAGCAGGATCGACCACTGTGTCGGGGCTGATTTCCTGAGTCCACAGGTCATAAAAGCGGATTTCGACGATCGTTTCCTTCATCACCGCGTCGTTGTCGCGCGGGAAATCGTCAACCGGGGCGATGCCGATGTCGGTGCGGTGGCGTCCGAGAGATTCGTGAAGGTTGTCACGGATAGCGGTGAACCCCTCGGCGGCGAACTCCGTCGCAACGATCTGCTGTAGTGCCGTTGCTACGGTTAGGTACGCGCTTGTCGTCGGGGGAGCCATGAACTTAGCCCGGGTACCTGCTCTTGGCGACGCTCATCGCGCGCGCCATGATCGACTCGTAGGCGGGACGCAGGAACGGCTGCGCAGTGGTTCCGGGGTGGTTGATAATGTCCGGCTCTCCGAACAGTCCCGGTACCCACATGCGACCAGCGTTGTCCCAAAAGAACTCGAAGAACGGGTTGCCCTCGTAGGTGTGCGGGGCGGTGTTCTCCTCCACGAACATCGCGTGGCGAGCGAACGACTCCCACACGCCGGACGTGCTGGAAATCATGCGCGGCCAGATGCTCTGCTTGAGCGGGATGCTGCGCGGGTCGTGGTCCGTGCCCTCCGGGGCCAGCCTGCGGCTCAGCTTCGCTCCCTCGTCTACCAACTCCTTAACGGTATCGTGTCCGGCCTGCTCACAATCGGCGATGAAGCGCCCCAGGCCGTTTCGAGCAACGACGCGATTCGAGGCTGTGATAGTGACCTCAGCCATTAGACGTTTAGCCTCTGATACCCGACGAGCAAATCACGAGCACGGTTCGGGATCGCGAGAGCCGTGGCGCCCCCTCCGCGCACTCCCCAAGCTCGCGACCAGCCTTCGATCCCCTCTGCCGTCAGACCCTCGGAGCCACCCTGCGACGCTTGCGAGCCCAAGAACTCACCGATCGTCAGCGCCGTTGCCAACTTCACGTCGTCAGGGATGGCCGACCAGCCCCAAGTCGCTGTAACACGCACCAGCGGCTTCCTGTAGCTCCAGGGGTACTGATCTAGGTTCCGCTTGAATCCCATCTCCGGGCTAGCCCCAAGGTACGGCCCTCCTAGCAGAACTACATAGTAAAACACGTCGGAGTCGTCCTGCGGCATGGCCGTCCACTGATCCACCGTGATCGGATAAGTTGCGCCGAGCACGCCGGCGTCAGTTTCAAGGGCTGTGATCGTTGAACAGTCGTCGATGTCGAGAACACCGCTCCCGTCGTACTGATACTCGCGCTGGGACGCGCCCGCCGCAATCTCTAGGTTTCGACCAGTGAAGGTACGCACAGCGCGAGAAGCGGCCGGGAGGAGGGCGGTGATTTGAGCGTCCTTCCGGGTGTCGGCACTCTGGATGCCCATTAGGGACTTGTACGTGGCGAGGTCAATGATTGTTGCCATGAGATGTAGTCTACGGGCATCAACGACGAAGGGCCGCTACTGAGCGGCCCTTCGTGGGGTTTGGGTGGTCGGAAGGGTAGTTACTCGCGCAGGCCGGTGGCGTTGCGCTCCGCGCGCTCCTTGTCGGAGACCTTCGAGAGCTTGGCCGCCTTGTCGGCGAACACGCTCTCGGGGACCGGGTTGGCGAGGGAGTGGATCGGCAGCTTCCCTGCGGCTGCGTCCGGCTCCGGTACCTGCACCGCGAGCGGGTCGTTCGGGTCGGTGATGACTTCGTCTACCGTGACGGAGACCTCATGGACCGGGACCACGTCGTTGTCCGGCTCGCGCGCCGGGGCAACCTGTGCCGGGACCTCGCCCTGCACGACTACCGCCTGCGGCTCGCGTACCTCTTCGGGTGCCGGTGCGGAGACCTCTGCCTCGGCACCCTCGGGTGCCTCGATCGGAGCCTCGGAAACCGGGCCTTCGTAGGTTTCGGTGTTCTCGTCTGCCATCTCGATCAGTCCTTTCGCTTAGCCGTTCGCCAGTCCTGCGCCGCCGACGACGTTGAACGCCTCCGGGGTGCGGGCGGCCGTGAAGCCAACACGTTCCTCTGCGCGGAACACGGTCTGGTTGGTCGTGAAGTAGACGTGACGGGACTCGTCAACCGTGATGCCCTGCCTGTCGAGGATTAGAGCCTCGCGGAAGTCGGCGACGACGACACGGGACTCGTTGGTGCCCGCGCCGAGGTTAGTCGGAATCCTGTTGGAAGTGACCACCGGGTAGCCCCACAGGGACTTGGTCGGTCCTCGGAGACCGGTGCGGGGGTCCTGAGGACCGCCGGACGGGTCGATGTAGAACGCTCCGAGTGCGTCGCGCGACTTGAGGATGCGGGTCCAAGTGCGCGGGTGGAGGAGAATCGCAGACGGCGCGCCGTGGTTGGTCTCGACGGCGCCGATGGCGTCGAGAATCGCGTCCAGTAGGTCGATGACCGTTGCGGAGGTCAGCGGCGTTGCGGCGATACCCGGCGTGTTTAGAATACCGAGCGGCTGGCCCGTGCCGGTTCCGGCGATGAACGCCGTCTCTTCGAGCGCGACGAGGCGCTTCGCGAGGTCGGCGGTCGCGAGGCCGTCAACTGCCGGGTTGGAATCAGCGAGTAGCTGGTTGGAAATCGTTGCGAGACCGGCTGCGGTGAACACCGAAGCGGTGACCGTCGCGAGCGTCATGCCCGTGGTCTCCGGCTTCTGCGCGAGCTCCGCTACCCAGCCGGCCGTGGTCGTCAGACCTAGCTGGTCAAGCTGGATGGAGTTCGTGGTGACGTTCAGCTTCGAGCAGAGTCCGCGAAGGACGTTGTCCAGTTCGCGGGCCTGTACGATTTGGCGCTCGACCTGCGGGCGGACTAGGTAGCCACCCTGAGCCTGAGTGCCCTCCGTCATGGCCTTGCCCTCGGAGTCCAGACCCTCGAACCCATGAATGAGGCGCTTCTGCGCGGCGTCGTCGCCCTTGTTCGCGAGGCGAATGTCCTGGAACACGGAGAGGTTGCCCTCTGCGTAAGGGTCGTCGTCGCTAAGCGACTTGCCCTCTTCGTCCACTTCGAGCGTGAACTCGCCGGACGGCTTGCGGAGGTCTTCGATCGCGGACTTGAGCGTTCGGAGTTCGCCCCTCATGTCCTCCATCGCCTTCTGTTCAAGTGCGGACTCGCGCTCTGCGGTCAGCGTCTCGATCTGCGGCTTGAGTTCATCGACGAGAGCCTTCGCCTCTTCGGCGGAGGTCTTACCGGCCTCGACATCGGCGAGGGCGCTGTTCGCGCGGTCCTCCATGCCGGAAAGGTCGGCGGTCAACTGCTCTAGGCGTTCCTTGAGTTCCATGTTTGGTAAATTACATTACGTCGTGCCAGAGACTAGGCGGCTGGCGTCGGGGTCGGTTCTGTACGGTGTGCGACGCTCTCACCGACGCGCTTAAACAGCGCATCCAGTTCCTCGATCAGAAACTCGATCGAGCGCAAATCTTCTTCCCGAACCTCACCATCGACGTTCGGAACCTGAGGTACGTCTACGTCGTTCAGTAGTGCCTTGCCGGCAACCACCGCGAACGACGGGCCGGTGTGGACAGGTACTCCGGTGACGGAAATCTCGGTGAAGTCGATGTCCGCAATCTTCTGCTTTCCCTCGATGAGGGCACGACGAAAGAAGCCTCCGACCGACAAGCCGCGAAGTGTGCCCTTCTTGACTTGGTTGTAGATCGTGCCGAGAATTGGGTGGTTGGCGGTCTCA